AAATTCCTGTGGTAGGTTGCTTTGGTGCATTCGGTAACACAATCGTTCCTGCTGCCGTTGGAATAATTGAATAAGAAGGATTGGTATCTCTTTTTGCTAAGAATGTCCTGTTATCTATTTGGGTTGCGGTTAGATATTGTGCAGGGTTATCGCCACACCATAACACCAAATTCTTAAATAGGTTGCTATTAAAGAAAGTGGAATCATAAGTATATCCGTATGTTTCAAATATTTTATCAACTAAAGTTTTAAGATAAACCGCAGGACTCATTTGGTCGATGAAATACTGCGACTCAAACCTTGCCAATCCTGTATCGATTATCGGATAGATATATCCATCATCTGATGTATGTGCGGTTGTGTCAACATTTGCAACAGTCAATGAGTGGTCATAGGCAGATAAGTCAAGTTCCCTCAACTTCTTTTCACCCATATCTTTAAAAAGATTTGCTACCTCACCGAATAGCACTATCTCATAATCGACTGCACCATCAGGTCGCTTGACAATATTTGTCAACTGAATGAAACCTTTAATCTGCACCAACCCATTGCGATAAAGGATAGCACTTGTTTTTAATGCAACATTAAAGTCAGGGTTGTACTGGGTTTCAGTTGTGTTTATGGTATATCTTGACAAGTCAAATATGAATGAAAACACCTTGTTGTTGTTCGATGTTCCAGGCACTTTGATTGTGCGAGTATAGTCTGACCGCCTTTGCTCTGGGTCAACTATATCCGTGATGCTCTTTGTCAGGTCAATAGTTTCCGACTCGTATAAATCAATCTTATACGATGTGTTGCCTTGATATACTAATAATTCATTTATCATAATGACTGCCTGTATCTGTTATAAGAGTATTGCATATTGCAGGTGATTTTGTGTAACTGCCTGCCAGAGTTTAAGTATGTTTGGTTTTGATAGCCTGTTTCGGTTACTTGCACCGCAATGAAATCAGTCGCACTTCTTTCCAACCAAATCAAAGGACTTTCAAATAAACCTTGCATCCATTCCGATTGTGCATCGGTTATCCAATCAGAGTTCAATAATACATTGTCGGTTATCTCGGTGTTGTAATTTACCTTTAATCTGTCAGCATCTATGTAATCGAGTGGCAACATCTTTCTGTATTGTGTTCTGTTAACCTCAATGCTCTTTTGATTTACTGCGGTGAAGTTATATGCTTCCCATCCGCCATACTGGTTTAACCAATGTAACCTATATGTTCCATACTTTGTGCAGGCAGGAACTATATCGATTCTGTATGTTTCAAGTAAAGTTTCGGTCATCCCTATAATGTTCATAAACTCAACATCATAGTATGCAGTATTTGCATTCAAACTGAATCCGCTTATCTTTTCTGCATTCACATTATAAACATAAGTTGTTCCCGATTGACTTATTCCTTCAGTTGTGGTAACAAGCAAAGAGCCTGCATTATCATATTGCTTCACTCTTATATGGCTCAATCTTCTGCTTGCGGTCAAAGTAGTTGTTACATTCGATGTTCCGTTATTTGATAACACAATAATGTTTGAGCCTAACCCTGCATTGTATGCCACATTCACAATAGTTGTGTTTGCTGGGATGCCTGTTCCTGTGATGCCTAATCCAGGCGATAACGTTGGTGGCATTATGGTTGCATACTCGCCTGTCAACAAAACATTCGGACTGCCATTGCTGACTATCCCCTCAATCTTCGTTACAGGGTCAAAGTATGTGATTGTCTTATATTGCCCTGCATACTTGTAATTAGGGATGCTTTCTTGCAAGGTAAACCCAGATGCAATGTTCATCTTTGAAAATTCAAACTTGCCGAACTCCTCAAAATCAAACACGGCATTGTAGGCAAACTTATCATTGCTCTTTGTCAGGTCAGGATAGATAATTAATGTTCCTGATGCGTTGTTGTATGCCTCACCAAACTGCACATAATATGGGCATCTGCTACCAGTATTGGCGGATAATAATGTACTCGATGCGTTCAGAAAATCGGCTGACAAGTAATTCCTAACCACAGGTGAAACATCAACCTTTAATGAAGTCGATGCAGGTTGTTTTGGATATAGTTGCCTATTTACCCTCACCCCACCAACATAAACATCAATCACAAAGTTGAAGTTCGGTTGTGCGGTTTGCGTACTTGTTACATCAAACACAAGTTGGTTATACCCTGCCCCATGTTCAGCAGGTTCGCTATTTACTGTTATACTCATTTGCTGCTCGTTTAATACTTACTTTAATTGTTGCACCTAATCCTTTGGCAACCTCATTCACTAATTGGTCAACCCTCTTTTTATTGGTGGCTTCTCGCACAAAGTTTACAGGCTTAATACCTCCTATCTTTGTAGCTACTGCCATTGCCTTTGCCTCCTTATCGATTGCACTTGCCTGTTTCTTTTTGTTTTTACTGGTTAGCTTCTTGCCACTCATACTTTTGCTACCTGTTTTGGCAATGTATTTTTTGAAGCTATCAACCATATTCTTCCCTGCACCTATTGTTTTGAACTTATACGGAGAGTTGCCTGCCTTGTTTTTCTTTACACCCCTAACACCTTTGTCAACAAACTTCCAATAATAGGCATCTTTGTCTGCAACAATTTCAATGCTCACTTTTGAGCCTCCAGACTTTATTGGTTTGCTGCTCATTGATTGAGCCAATGTACTTGCCCCACCTGTGCGAACATTCTTTTGAATCTTTGTTCGCATAGCATCTATACCACCATTGCACCACCTCAATACAATATCGGTCAGGGTATTGCCCTGTGCCGTTGCAAAGTCATCTGTGCTTTGTCCATATTTACTGCCTATCTGCTCTGCGGTTGTCATTGTCTGATTTATCTTTATAGAATGAAGCGGTATTCAAAAACTCGGTAACATTCATATCGAAGTAAAAATCCCATTTAGTTCTGTCATTGTTTGCCATGTCATTTATCGTTGCAATCCAAGACCACTTTTGATAGAATTGATTTGCCTCTCCGCCTCCGCCCCCAAATAGGTTAGCATATTGGTTACTAATGCCTCGTAGTACTTGCAAAAAAAAAGCATGATTGGATATGCGGTGCTGATTTTCATCTCATTGTAGAACAGGTCTGCAATCTCTTTATGCTTATCCCCATTGTACTTTTTCTCCTTACCCCACCATGTTCTTTCCACTACCAATGCAGCCAGAATGTTATGGATGTTGTGAATTATCTTATCCTGCTCTTTGCAGAAATGCGTTGCATCAATGTATTGGGCAGCAGTCAAATCTTGTTGCCTCCATTTAACTATAAACCTCTTGCCACCCAGTTTGAACTTTAACTTAATCTTCTGGTCAGGTTGCATTGCCTCAATCTGTTCAAGTCCTTTTAACCTTGCTAACAAATCACCAATAGGCATCGACTCAACCTCATCCACATCTTTGCCCTCGATTTCAGCCAACATCTTGACCTTCCTCATTATAGGGTCAGTTTCCAAGTCGGCAATAGTTTTGCATCTCAGGAATTGTTTGATTGTGAGTTCGGAATAATTCTTCATCGTAATTAAATAGAATTTAAGGGTTAAATTGTTATGGTAGAATACCTGCCTGATGCCTTCAGATTCTTATATGCCTCATATGCTATGGCAGTTGCCATAACTCCGTCATCATGGAATCCATTAGGTGCAGAGTATTTTACTGATTTAGTTTTAGGATTATATTCATATCCAAATATTTCCATCTCTTTTTTGAGCCAATCAACTTGAAGGAATTGCACCTCCTTATTTTGGCAGGCTACAACTAACTGCTCTATTGCATCTTGCTTGCTCTTTGATGTGGTAACAAATGGATTAATTCTTGACTTATTATTTGCACCATTGACAATCTGCTCAAATATTGCATCGCCTATACTATTGACCTCAACCATAGCATATGCCTCATATTTGTTTATAATATTAATAACCTTACTAACAATGCTATTCCATGTATCATGCCTCCATCTGTCTATAAACACTTGCTGCCCTTTCTGATTAAATACGCTAATAACAGTATAGTCATCTGCTCTGCCTAAGTCAACCCCTGCATAATATCTTGGTGTTGTTTCATAAACATTGCTATACAAGGCAGTTTCAAATAATGAATAACCACCATCTATAAACTCGGCTAAATACTCTTGCCGGAATACATGGTCTGGCAATGTCAGCCTTGCATCATCTATTTCACTTGGTGTTATTATCGGATTATCATAAGATGTCATCTTGAATGACTTGTATTGATTATTAACCCCATCAAGGTTATATAGGTTGTAAAAATGATTTTTGCCTTTAGGAGTGCTAATCAGAAGAACCTTCTTTCCTTTTACCAATACAGTTGCTCTCAATACTTCAGTCCATGCACCTTCATCTATAAATGCAAACTCATCACATATCAAATAATCAAATGTTTCACCCCTTATATTATCATATCTTTCAGCACTAAAAAATTTCATCATGCTTCCATTTGGGAACTTCAACTCTAAATCAGAAGCATTTATCTTCAATATATCATGACCTGCAAATGCAAGGCACATCTCGGAGAATACTTTTTTTGCTTGTCGGTATATAGGACTAACCCAACCAATCTTGCAGTTGGCATAATTAAAACCCCAATACATAGCTTGATTTTGAGCAAGTAATGATTTGCCGAATTGTCGGCCAATATTCAATACATAATACTTATACGATTCGTTATTTATCGAATTATGTATTTTCAGTTGATTGAGATGCGGTTGGTATAATCGGATTTCCAAAATTTGCGGTTATTACTTTTACCTCTCCAGTATTTTCAACTTCAACTTTATCCCCATATTTCTTTGGCCTTAGCTTAGATGCTATCCATTTACGAGTATCAACTTGAAGTCTTGACCTTGTAACATTTGCATTATTGCCTTGCTGACCTATATCAGTTTCAAGTACATCACCTGTCTTATCATCCGATAAATCAATCATTTCCTCAACTAATAAATCAGCCTGTGCTTCGCGCGCGCGTGCGTATCGTTTCTGATTTTCTTCGCTATCTCCTAACCAGTTATAAAATGTTTCAGAACTTATACCAACTTCTCTGCATATTTTATTGATTCCGAGATGCGTTACTGCTATTCGGTTGCACACCTCAATCATTTTTGATTCATCAGTTCTTTGCTTTGCCATTTTTCCTCCTCCAGATTCTGTTATGTACTATGTTAAAATAATATTCAAAGTTCGGGTTTTCTGTGAATGGTGGCAAATATTCATCGACTGCTCGGCTCACAGGCTCAATGCCTTTGAAGAATCCAAATGGCATATTAAACTTATTAGCGCAGTCATCAATTACTAACCACTTCTTTGCTAAATGTGCATAGGATTGTAAGTCTGAAGTAATTACATCATAAGTATGACCTCCGTCAATATAGACAATATCAAATTTATCTTTCTGAATAAAGTCTATAATTGCAGGCTCGGTACTTAAACCTTTAACAATAACAGGTTGTTCGAGTTCAAACATCGTATGCAGGAATTTAATGTCTTGCTCATAGTCTGACTGCCAATGTCCATCCGTGTCATCCAATGGTGTAACACCTACAATGTTAACTTGTTTGCCTTTTTGGTTCGCCAGTTCACGAATCAACGCAAGTGTCTGACCTCTGAATACACCTATTTCTAAGAATGAGAATCGTTTTGGCATCGTATCAATGATGAGATTCCACATTTGATAAAATGCACGTTCACCAAATCCAAATGCGTTTTGCTCTACAAAATCCCTCAAGTCTTTTAATCTTGGGTTTGCATTTACGGCAGCGTTGAATTGCTCAACTATTTGCTGATTCCATTCCTGCGTGTCTTGATATGTTTGTTTTATCTTATCCATTCCATATTTGCTTTGCCGTTCCCATGTATAAATATAGGCATATTTCCATAATTTGTTAGAAATGTGCCATCTATAAATGAGTAGTCATTGTCTGTTAATCCACATAAAGTTTGAAATGCTAACCGCTTGGTATCAATAGCAAGGTTGTTATCTAATACTTTTTTTGTTAGCCATCTTTGGTCATCATCAGTTTCCTGTGGTGGGTCTAACTGATACATATTGCAAAATAGTTCTACGGTCATGTAATACGTTCCAGAGTTTACAAATCTATACTTGTCAATGTTTGGGTTTATTTTTTCGTATGCCTCGTATCTTTCCAACATTGCTACATCAGGCCAACAATTTACCTCTGAAGATATTAGGGCAGGTTTGCCATTTACTATTTCCATTAATTGCTCTGGTGTTCCTTTAACCACAACATCATAAGCATCAGCAAATACAAAGTCATGTATATCTGTGGTTGTTAGATATTCATATAGCTTTACAAGTTTAGTTCCAAATCCCCTCCATGATGTTCTTATAGGTGTATATTCCCACCCAAACTTATTGGCAGATTCTTCTAACATCTTTGCCCTATTATAGTCATCGCATACTGTTATGAGTTTCATATTGCCACATAAGGGTTAAGCCTGCCCATTAATATATCATCCTTTAATCGATTAAACTCTGCCATATCATTTCCTGCTAACCTTTCCTTTTCTTTTTGATATGGGTTTTCGCCTGTGTCGATATGGTCAATCTCAATATGTGGCAGGAAACTATTGCGGAATCCCGATACTTTGCATCTAACCGCAGCAAGTGTGTCATCGAATCCATATATTCCTGGTTGCATCATGCCTCCAATCTTATCAATTAGTCGGTAATTATACATTTGGCAAGTACCTATAACGTGAGCCACATCCTCAACAATTATCCATCTTTGACCCTTATAGTGAGGCAGCATTCGCAGTTCTGACCTATACATATCATTGCGGAATGGGTTTTCCATCAGGTCCTTGCGCTTTAATCCAAGTATGCCGATTAATGGGTCACGTTCAATAGCCTCCTCCATCTCATCAACCCAGTTTATATAGTTAATGTCAACATCATTGTCCATCTTGATAAGATGTTGTTTTTGCTCTCTCTTTGCCCATGCCTGATTGATTGCCTTTGCCGTGCCTACATTCTCGGTGTTGGTTATAACCTCAAATGGGCAAGCCTTTAACAATTCTTTGGTTTCCTCGCATGAAGCATTGTCCACAATTATAATCCTGTGGTCTGTAACGGTATTCTCTAAGCATTCAAGAGTAACCTTTGTATATTTAGTTCTTTGGTTTTCGATTGTATCGAACACGGCCATTGCCAGAAGTGACATTGTTTGTTGGGTTTATAGGGTTTTCAGATTCATATTTATTTAGGAATCGCAACATATTCTTAAGGGTTTCCAAGTTGCAACCCGGACAAGTGCCGGGCCGTATGCCTGTTATTTCAAGTATTAACTCCCTTAATCTCAATAGCTGCTCTGTCTTGCCAATCCATTCGGAGTTAGATTCAAATATCTGTAATAACTCTTTAAGCGTATGCCTATGCCCTGTATCGGCACATAGGTCTGCATATATGTCTTTGTAGGTTCTCATAATTTAAATAGGAATCGTTTTGCTACCATACCCAAATAAACCGCATACCCACCATAACTAAATATGGTGATAAGGTCTTTTAGTTCGGGCAAATAAATTAAACAGGCCATTGCAATAACTGATGCCCAGAATGATAAGCAAGTGGCACAATTAAATGGTTTAAAATCCAACCAATCGGGGATGGATGTTAGCGACATAAACACCACAACTAGTAGTGATATGCCAATCATAAGTGTTAATTCAAACATTGTTTATAAATATTAAATCGGGTTTCTGCTATGTGTTTAATCTCAAAAGGTTGCACTGACTCATATAACTTTTCGGCAAGGTCTGCAATCATGTTGGGGTTTTTTAGCAACTTAGTCATTTGCTTATACCAATCGTTCTTGTGGTTTACCTTCAAACAATTATCAGCTATTATCTCGCTATAAGGCCACACATTTGAAACAATGGCTGCCTTCTTTTTAAACCCTGCCTCCAACATCTTAAGGTTTGATTTCATATTATTGAATCGATTGTTTCTCAATGGTATCAATGCAACATCAATAGCCTCATAGAATAAAGAATATTGACTAACATCGCAGGCTGCATAGTAACTAAACTGCTCTGGCTTCGCTATACCTTTTGCGGTTAGTATTCCTGCCATTGCCTGACTTGTCATATCTTGAGATTCAAAACCTCCATATACTATTTTGAAATTGTCATGGTTCTTATACATACCAAGCAATGATTCAAACATTTCCAATACATCCTCAAAGTGAGTTACTGAACCTGACCAACCGAAAGTGGTCACATCTTGTTGCCTGTCATGTATCTTGAATTGTTCTTCGTTTGTATCTATTCCATTTGGCACAATGTAAACATTCTTTTGTCCAAGTTCTTTTTTGATAGCATCTGCAAGCAATGAATGTGTAGTGGTTACTGCTAACGCACCTTTGGCAGCAGCAGCTATTTGCCCAGAATGATTCATTTTCTTTGCTGCTTGCCTTAAAACATGCCATTCGGGTATGCGGTAGTCATCATCTAAGTCAAGTATATACGGAACACCTGCTTGTTTTAGTTTTTGGATAACGCCTTCTTGATTGCCTGTCTTACTTATAAATCGGTTTGCGACCACCAAATCATGCTCTTGCAGGAAGTCAATCTCTGCCGTGTCGATTTCGTTTACCTGACTTATCTCAACTGCATGATTCTTTCCCATATTTCCATGCGGAATCCACAACCTGTGATAATCCACACCGCTTAATTTTGGATACTGGGTTATGATTAATACTTTCATTGGAGTTGTTTAATTTTTTCTTTAACCATTCGGAGTGCTGAATAACTTATGCCTGTGGCTCTTTGTACTTTCTTCATATCACCTAACTGGTTGTAAAGCAACACAACCCTATTTTCAAACTCGGATAGGTTGAGCATAAATTTTTCTGCCTCACGGATGAGGTTTTCTTTTTCTTGCTCTGATGTTTGAAATGCTTTAATGTCAATCTGTGGTTTGTGAATAATACTGCCTAATTTACCTCGCTTGCTGAAGATGTTAAATGCTACTCTGTAAAACCAAAAGTTCAAAAACTTTAAATCTGGCAACCTATGCTCTGGCATTTCCAAGACTTCAACGCAAACCTCTTGGAATATGTCATCAGCATAGTTATTGTTTATCCGCTTACAGATTTCTTTGAAATTTTTATCGGTTGTGATTCTGTGGATTATATGCTCTCGGTTGTTCACCGATAACAAAGTTAATATTTTTTTCTACTGATGGCAAACAACTCATACTTTGTTAATAAGTTTTTATGAGCATTTTCGTGGCATGTTCTACACAATGCAATAAGGTTTTCTGGCGCATCCTGTTCATCTTTTCGTTTGCTGCCAAACTTGGAACGTGGAATAATATGGTGAATGTCTACGGCAATGGAATTACATACCTCACACCTGATGCGTGTTGATTCATCTGCACCTATTGAGGCAAGGTAGTTACGGACGTGCCGTTGCATAGTGTTGTTTCAACAACTCATTATAAGCCTCTGCCTCTACATCCTTTTGTTTATTGCCCATATTTAAATCTTTAATTTCAGACTTTATGCTTCGGACTTCGGATATTAAAGAGGTTTTATTTAACCGAGTGTTTAATTCAGCATCCAACCTTACCTGCACATACTCGCATATCTGGTTAAACCTTGCAGGATTAAATGCAATCTTGCCTTGCTTGATTAATTCTTTACAAACCACATTGCCAAAGTCCACAATATTTCCAGTCCTTTTATAGTTATCATAGCAGGCTGCAATGGATTTCTCAATTATTGCCTGTTTTTCTTCGTTTGTAGGCTCGATTGTGGGTTTAGGCACATATACCTTAGCTTGCTTTGCAATAGTTTGTTTATGCTCATTGTATTTTGTGAGGAAAAATACAAAGTTTGAGGTAGATAAGCCACCAACAAAATCGCCATATTTTAACTTCACTCCGTTCTGGAATGCCTCCGATACTTCTTTTAAGGTCATGTTTGCGAAATCAGTTTTTACGCAATGCGCAAGGTTGCTAACGACAAAATCTAAATCCTCCTTTGTGGTCTTAAAGTTCATAAACTTATAGGCCCATGAAACAAGCAGAAGCAGTTGCGGTTTAATATCTGTAATGGCTATATGCCTGACTGGGTTAGTGCGGACTATTTCGGTGTTCATTTTAAATATTCCTTCATTAATTGAGCAGTTGCAGAATTGATTGACTTTGTGCGGTCTTTTATCGGAAACAAACCCAACCAACAATTGAAAGTAGATTGGTCAAGAATTTCAATAGCGTGTTCCATATCACCTGCACTTAATTGGATTAGCTTTTTCTTTGCCAGTTGCTCGGCATAAGGTGTTAGTGGTTTTTTCATTTTAACCCGCATAGCAATATATTCACTCCATGCCGTTTTAAGTTCATTTTCCATTGTTGAGTAAGTTTATAATTATTGAATCTTGATAGTGCCTGTCGCAATCAAGTTGCCTAATGAGGCTACTTTGTGCCTGATTCATTCCATATTGATATGCAAGTATAACACTTAACACCAATATTACAATGGGATATAAAGTTTCTTTTAGTTGTTTCATTTCAGTTTTTTTTTAAAGCCTGCCGAGCCGAAACCCAGCAGGCATTGGTTTTACTTTCTTTTCAAAATGTACTTTGCTACCTCAACTTCTTTGCCGTAGCGTGTTTTAACTTTGACCAACTTAGTGGCTATCTCATAGCCTGCCCTGCGGAGGTCAGAAATTCTCGCTGAACATTTCCAACTGCCATAGCGTTCAATGGCCTGCAAGTTGGTGATACTTCCGTGTCTTTGTAAGTGTTTCAACACATCTGATGTGAAACTGGGTTTTGATTTTTTTGCGGTTTTCATTTTTTGTAAAGGTTAAATTTGTTTAAAAAAAAGGAGATGTCTTTGTATTGGTTGTCATGTGGTGGAAGATTAGTTATACACTCAATCCCATGCAATATAGTTGCATGATTTCTATCACCAAAAAACTGCCCTATTTTCAATAAAGAATAGCCTGTGCATACTCTAATTAAATACATTGCCATTTGTCTTGCCATAACAAACTCACGTTTCCGAGATGGCGATTTCATATCTGCAACAGTAACTCCGTAATGGTTAGCAACTGCACTCACAATATGGTTACGCTTAACTTCATCATTGGCATTAATAATCATATCAGATTGAGCCATGACTTGATATAAATAATTCATATTAGAATGGTGCTTTGGTTTGGGTTGCATCTGGTTTATACTGCTTGCCATTGCCTACAAACTTACTTTCTTTGGTGTCCTTATTGTAAACTTTAACCGCAATGTCATTGCCATACTGGTCTGCCTTGTCATTTATCCATAGGTCAAGGTTGATGTAAACCTTTCCATTCTTTGCAGTTGTAACGGATGGATGCTTCTGTGTGATTAGTTCCTGTACATCGGTCAGGCAAATACTGATTCTGTGTTTCATTTTTTTTAGGGGTTTATGAGTATCTTAAATTGATTTTTTCACGTCTGCGATAGTTGTATATTTCTTCGATTAAAGAAACATATTGTTCTGTTGAAGTACAATCCACTAAAGCAGTAGGTTGAAGTTTTAGTTTTTGCAGAAATTCTGTAAGTTCAAAATTAGGATTCTTAAACATTTGAAGCATAGCGAATATAAAACTTCTCCTTTTATATCCTACATAATATTGACCTACAATATTTATTTTATCTGCAATATCACATGCTTTTAGGTAGTTAACTATTTTAAATTGTCCATTATGAAACTCTTTTGTTTTATCGCCATTTCTCATATGTCCAGATAAAATAGTCATACATTCTATATGACCAAAGCCATATTTCTTTTTAAATTCTGCATATCTTAAATAATCAGAATAACCAAGTCTACAATACCCATCTAAATAGTCATCTGAATTCCAAGTTTTAGAATTTTGATTTAATATATGCACCTCATTCAATCCATAACCTTTGCAAATAATGTAATTCAAAGGCAGTTTTAGTTCCTGTATGACCTCAAATCTGTGTTGCCCATCAATTATCTCATACTTTTCATTCACGATTATAACCGTAAATAAATAGTTTTCAGACATTGATTTCTTTAGTCGATTAATGTGTAGCAGGTTTTTGTTTCTGTTACCATCAATAGGCCTAAATAGGAAATAATCGGTTGTTGTGTGAACTTGGTTACTGTGCTTCACCATTGGTTCGGTTTGATAGTTTATCATAAATTATTAATCAGGGTTGTTTTAAATTGGTTTGCAATGTTAATCTTATGCAGCATGGTTAAAATATAGCGGTCATCTTTGTTTACCTCGATTATCTTAATTTGGTGGGCCTCATTGTAGAAGCGGTCATCGAAGCTAACAAAGTAACACATATCTCTTTGGCTCAACACCATATTAAGTTGCATCTGTGCATAGTAGTCAGGCATCTGGTCTGCAATATCGGACTGGGTCTTCAACATCATATATTTCAAATGCGTATGCGGTGCAGGGCATTTAATCTCTGCAATAGCATCTGGCAACACAATATCAGGAGTTCCACAGAAAGTTTCCTCATCATTGCTGAATATCATGTGTCCACCTGTGGATGTATATATGAAATCAGGGTCATTTATATCCCACCCATACAAGTTAGCAAATGCCATTACTGCCTGTGGTTCTGTTTCGTTTCCGTGTTGCATAGCAGCCGAGTAATAGTCAGGCTCTGGCAATGCTAATTGTGAGGCAATGCGTTCAAGTATATAAGTCTTTGCACCTTTGCTCAACTGCTCACCCATTTCTTGCTCTTTCTTTGTTGGGTCGGTTAGCAGTCTGTGGATTTCAGAGGCAGTAAACATACCTGCCCTAAATTTCAACCAATCTTCTTTGGTTTCGTAGATTTGCATTTTCATTTCTTGCCCTCCAATCTTTTCTTAGCAATGCCAAACTCAACTTTAAATCTGTTATTCGTGTGCATCTCTGGGTAACTTTCCCAAAGTATTTTAAGTTCGTCCACATTCTTGCACAATCCTATCTGACTGCTCACCTCGTTGATGGTTTCTTGCGTGGTATATTCTGGCTCGTATGCCTCCTCAAATTTACGATTAAGGTTTGCGCCATACTTAATGCCTATTTTCTTTGCAGCGTTCTTAATAGCTTCAGCATAGGCTTTCGGTGCGTTCATTTGCAAAGCATTCTTTTTCTTTGTTTCGTTGAAATTAGCAAGGTTTGCACCCGAGTCTTGCATAATTTGCACCGCACCCAACCCATCATAGTTCATCCATTGCATTATGACTGGGTTAAATACTTTGATGCGAGCGGATACGATATACTCGTTCAATTCCCTGCGTTCAGATAGTATCTCGTATTGAACTAACCCTGCAAAATCTTGCCTTAGTTGGTTTTCAATTATCCCAATAGGGATGTAATTTGCTTTGCCATCGGGTGTCTTTTGCAGCCATTCCGCTTTAGGCTCTGTGTTTAGTTTGGTAGTTAGCTTCTCAATCTCGATGAGTGCTTCCTGTTTTGTGTTTGTAAGTTCCATTGTTTATCAGTTTAAGGTAAATTGTTTCTGCGGATTTGAAATTATCTCGCATAATCACTTCATCATATCCATCTTGTGTTATCACTACACAATGAGTTGATGTGCGAGGTTTGTGTCTTATGGTTATTCTGGGTGGGCCGATATGGGTGCACAAGGCAGGCCATGTTTCGTAGTCTTTCATATTGCAAATATAATAATATTATTTAAAATGGCAAATATTCTTTTTCAACTTCCACATAAGTTAGTGGATATGTACGCTTTTTTAGACTGCTAAGGCTTCTGAATTTCCTGTCTATATAATACCCTTTGCACTCTATACCTTTGCTCTTTTTTACTTGCATTTTTAATTGTTTTCGGTATTG